ACCCGCGTGCGCGAGGACATGAACTATCAGTTGACTGAGGTAATGGTTGAGTACCGCCCAGAGCACGAGAAGATGTTGTGGTCACTCCCGCTTGCTGGTTCAGCGTTTAAGAAAGTCTACTACGACCCGAGTAAAGGGCGGCAGGTAGCGGTGTTTATTCCTGCTGAAGATATCGTCGTGCCGTATGGTGCGAGTAATCTGGAGTCAGCCGAGCGTGTTACTCACGTGATGCGCAAGACCGAGAACGAGATCAAGAAGCTGCAAGAGGCGGGCTTTTACAGCGACGTAGACTTAGGCGAGCCAACGCATGAGTTGGACGATATTGAGAAGCAAAAGGCTGAAGAGCAAGGCATGTCAGCATTAAATGACGATCGCTTCCGTATCTTGGAGATGCACGTTGACTTGGACTTGCCCGGCTATGAACATACAGACAAGAAAGGTAAACCCACAGGTATTGCTTTACCTTACGTAGTTACCATAGAAAAGGGAACGCGCAAAGTTTTATCCATCAGGAGAAATTGGTATGAAGACGACGAACTCCACACAAAGCGCCAGCACTTTGTCCACTACCAGTACATCCCCGGTTTTGGCTTCTATGGCTATGGTCTTATCCACCTTATCGGAGGCTACGCAAAAAGCGCAACGATGCTCATCCGTCAGCTCGTGGATGCAGGAACACTCTCAAACTTACCCGGGGGCCTCAAGTCTCGCGGTCTTCGCATCAAGGGTGATGACACGCCAATTCAACCGGGGGAATTCAGGGACGTAGATGTGCCCTCAGGAAGCATCCGTGACAACATCTTACCGCTCCCATATAAGGAGCCAAGTCAAGTTCTATTTGCTTTGTTCCAGAACATAGTTCAAGAAGGCCGTGCATTCGCCTCTTCAGGCGATATGAACGTGTCGGACATGAGTACCAACGCACCAGTAGGCACTACGTTGGCTCTGCTTGAGCGCACCTTGAAGGTGATGACGGCAGTTCAAGCCCGACTGCACTACACCATGAAGCAAGAGTTCCGCTTACTCAAAACCATCATCGCTGACTACACCCCAGAGGAGTATGACTATGAGCCTGAAGATGCAGGTCGCAAGGCCAAGAAATCGGACTATGACAGCACAGATGTTATACCTGTCAGTGATCCAAATGCAGCAACAATGGCACAGAAAATTGTGCAGTATCAGGCTGTTCTTCAGTTGGCTCAGTCTGCACCACAACTCTATAACTTACCTCTGTTGCATCGCCAGATGATTGAGGTGTTGGGCATTAAGAACGCCAACAAGTTAGTGCCAGTGGAAGATGACCAAGTACCAACCGACCCAGTGCAGGAGAACCAAAACATTCTCATCATGAAGCCGGTCAAAGCGTTCATTGAGCAGAACCACGAGGCTCACATCCAAGCGCACATGGCGGCTATTCAGAATCCAAAGATTCAGCAGTTGATGCAGATGAACCCGCAGGCTCAGGCAATCATGGCAGCAGCTATGGCGCACATCAACGAGCACATTGCGTTTGAGTATCGCAAGCAAGTAGAGACGGCAATTGGTACACCACTGCCTACGGAAGAGCAGAACAAGCAGGTGTCTCCAGAGTTGGCAGATCGCATTGCTATGTTGACCGCGCAGGCATCCCAGCAGTTGACTCAACAAGCTCAGCAGCAAGCCAAACAGCAAGCGGCCCAACAGCAGATGCAAGACCCGATTGTTCAGATGCAAATGCAAGAGTTGCAGATCAAACAAGGCGAGTTGCAGTTGAAGCAACAGAAGCAACAAATTGATGCCGCTACTAAAGCGGATCAGTTAGAGATTGAGAAAGAACGTATCGCGGCTCAAAAAGAGATCGCTGCTATGCAAGTCGCGGCAAACGCCGCTGCAAAGAAAGACCAACTTACCAGACAGCAAGAGACTGAAGGAGCACGTATGGGCGTTGACATCGCAAAACATCGCGCACAGATAGCCGTACAGCAAGCGCAACGGGCAGCGCAGAAATCGCCTAGCAACCAGAAAAAGGATCGTAATTGAACGAACACAAACTATTAGTTTTTGTAACTAAGGAAATCAACAAGCTAAAGCAGGAGCGTGAAGCTTACGCTGCGGCTGGACGCTGTGACAACATTGAAGAGTACCGAAGAATCTGCGGAATCATCCTAGGTCTGAACTACGCAGAGAACATCATTACCGACCTTGTGCAAAAAATGGAGAAATCTGATGAGTGAATTTGATGTCGCTGCCGTTGATCTGTCTGGCATTCTGAATAAGACAGCCGAAGAAAAAGCCAAGCAGTTGCCTGACCCCAAAACATTCCGCCTTCTGTGCGTTGTTCCAGAGGCAATGGAAGAGTATTCGGACAGTGAAATTGGGATTGTGAAATCCAGCCAATCCATGCATTACGAAGAGGTGCTGACCCCAGTCCTGTTTGTCGTGAAGCTTGGCCCCGATGCCTATAAAGATGCTACTCGCTTTCCAAGCGGGCCGTCTTGCGAGGAAGGTGACTTCGTCATCGTCCGACCCAATTCAGGTACTCGCCTGAAGATTCATGGTCGTGAATTCAGAATCATCAACGATGACTCTGTTGAAGCGGTTGTGGAAGACCCGCGCGGCATCACCCGCGCTGCATAAGGAGAAGACATGGCAACAGAACGAATCGAAGAAGAATACAAGTTCCCCCACGAAAAAGACGAAGTGGGGACTGACAACAATTTTGAGGTTGAAGTCGAAGACGACACGCCTGAGCAAGATCGCGGTAGAAGGCCCATGAAGGACAAGGTGGAAGACCCGTCCGACGAAGAGCTTTCAAACTATGACGAAAAAGTTCAGGCTCGGATCAAGAAGTTTTCCAAGGGCTACCACGACGAACGCCGGGCCAAAGAAACGGCACTGCGTGAACGTGAAGCGGCGGAAACCTTTGCCAAACAGGTCTACGAGGAAAACCAGCGTTTAAAAGGCCAACTCAAGACCGGCAGCGAAGTTTTCATTGAGCAGAACAAGTCAACTGCGCAAATGGAACTGGAAGCAGCCAAGAAGAAATACAAGGATTCATACGAGTCTGGCGACTCTGAGGGTGTGGCTGAAGCCCAGATGCAAATCACCAAGGCCACCCTGAGAATCGACCGCGCAGAACAAATGCGCCCAATCGAAGAGCCAGACACACCACCACCCCAAACGCAGAATAAACCAAACCTGACTCCAAGAACCCAAAGATGGGTTGAGGAGAATTCTGATTGGTTTGGTGCAGACCAAGAGATGACAATGGCTGCAATGGGGCTTGACAAAAAGTTGAAAACCCAATATGGTGACGACTATGCGGGTACTGAAGAGTATTTCCGAACCATCGATAAGACGATGCGCAAACGTTTTCCTGAGCATTTTGTAGATGTTCAGAGCCATGAGGAAGATGACTCCTCCTACCAAAGTCAAAACCCGGACGAGGACGATAGACCGGCCCGCCGTGCAACAAAAATTGCTTCTCCTGTGGCTCCTGCTACACGAAGCACACCACCCAACCGCATTCGACTGAAGGCATCTGAAGCCGCGATAGCTCGCAGGCTTGGGGTTCCCATTGAAGAATATGCGAAACAGGTTGCCAACTTACAAAGGAATTCTTAATCATGGATGAAGTTAAACAAAACCGCGAACCCCGTGAACTCAAAACCCGGGCCACAACGTACAGACCAACTTCATGGATGGCTCCAGAAGCTCTTCCAATGCCAGATGATCGCCCCGGCTGGAAACACCGGTACGTTCGATTAAGTACGCTTGGGACGGCAGATCCAAGCAATATTTCTTCTAAGTTACGCGAAGGATACGAACCCTGCAAAGCAGAGGAATATCCCGAGTTAATGATGCACGCTGCCATTGAAGGCCGCTTTAAAGGCGGTATTGAAATAGGCGGTCTGTTGCTCTGTCGTATCCCATCTGAATTCATGGATCAACGTGCCAAGCACTTTGAAGACAAGAACAAGATGCAAATGGATTCGGTGGACAACAATTTCCTTCGTGATCGGGACGCGAGATCGAATATGGCGTTATTCGCTGATAAGAAATCTCAAGTCACTTTCGGTTCTGGTTCTTGATTTTTAGGAGTCCTTAAAATGGCTTTTCCAACGGTAGACAAGCCCTATGGCTTAAAACCGATCAATCTGTACGGTGGTACACCTTTCGCAGGTGCAACTCGCCAGTACCGTATTGCTTCGGCATACAACACCTCCATTTTTAATGGTGATGTTGTCGAGATGATTGACAATGGCACGATTATCAAATCCGCCATTACAACCGCTCGTGCAACTGTAACAACCTCGCAAGTTATTGGCATTTTCATGGGCTGTTCTTACGTTAACGCGCAAGGTCAGGTCATTTTTGCCCAATACTTCCCTGCAAACACCGCAGCCCCAACAGGTACATACATTACCGCTTACGTGGTTAATGATCCAAATACCTTGTTCAAAGCTGTGATTGCTGCTGGTGCGACACCTGATGGCGCGGCTTCTGGCCTGTTGCCTTCTTCTACTACGGAATATACCGTTATTGGTACTAACGTAGCTTTGGTTCAGAACTCTGGTTTGACAGCCACCGGCAACAGCCGCGTAGCCGTTGCATCATCTGCAACCACAGGAACACTGCCCTTGAACGTCGTTGACGTTGTGCCTGAGACATCTTATGTCAATGGTTCTGGCAATGTGGTGTTCCCAGAACTCATCGTTCGTTGGAACTTTGAGATCCATACAACAACCATCGCCTCTGGCGTTTAAACAGGAGCTTAAATCATGGCTATTTCACGCGCACAGCTACTGAAAGAGTTGCTCCCCGGATTGAACGCTTTGTTCGGCATGGAGTATTCACGTTACGGTGAAGAACACAAAGAGATCTATGAATCTGAGACCTCTGAGCGTTCATTCGAAGAAGAAACCAAACTGTCCGGCTTCTCTGCCGCACCTGTCAAAAACGAAGGCTCTGCCATCGCTTACGACAATGCACAAGAAGCATGGTCAACCCGCTATACACACGAAACCATCGCCTTGGGTTTCTCAATCACTGAAGAAGCGATTGAAGATAACTTGTACGACAGCTTGTCGTCTCGTTACACCAAGTCATTGGCTCGCGCTATGGCTTACACCAAACAGGTCAAG